TGTCGCTCGAGGTGACGTTCGCCATCATCGACGAGTTTGTCGAGATACCGCGCCAGGTGATCGATGCGCTCAGCGCCCGGTGTGGGCGCTACCCGTCAGAGGCGGAGGTGCCGGGTGGGGCCACTAACTGGGGCATGTGGGGTTCGTCCAACCCATCGACCGAGGACAACTGGTGGTTCGACTATTTGCACGATGACGAGATCCACGTGCAGCCAGGCGACAGTGTCAGTCCGACTGACACTCGCAATGCGCGCTATTTCCTGCAGCCGTCAGGTTTCTCGCCCCAAGCCGAGAACGTCGAGCACTTGCCGGGCAAACAGGCGTACTACCACAACCAGGCCAAGGGTAAGTCCGAGGCGTGGGTCAAGCAGTTCCTCGAGGCCGAGTGGGGTTATTCCATCGCCGGCAAGCCGGTGGTACCGAGCTTCTCGGCTGATCGGCACGTGACTACGAAGAAGCTGCAGTATAACCCTGGGGTACGCCTGGTGGGCGGCTTCGATCCGGGTGTTGGCGGGTCGGCGATGGTGTTTGGACAGGAGGATTACGATGGCCGGCTTCTGGTCTTGGGTGAGCTCGTGCAGGAAGGCATGGGCGCGTCGCGGTTTATCCAGGAGCGGCTCAGGCCGTACCTCAGGCGGCGCTTCCCTGACCTCGACCCTCAGGATTTTGTCATCGCGCCGGACCCGGCAGCGGGCAACCGGACGATGACCGATGAGCGGACGGTGGTTGACATCCTGAAGAAGCACTTCAACGTGTCGATCGAGACGAATAACCGCCTGCCGCTGCGCCTGGACGCGATCGAGAATTACACCAACAGGCTAGTCGAGGGTAAAGAAGCGCTGATTATCGACCAGGAGCAGTGCCCCATACTTATTCGGGCCTTAAAAGGCGGCTGGCGTTACTCGCTCGACAAGAACGAGTTGGTCAAAGGCAAGGAGCCGGAAAAGAACCAGTATTCGCACCCTGGTGATGCGTTCGGATACCTGGCGCGCTACTACCATCGACAAGCTGCAAAGAATGAGCGATATCTGGCGGCGGGATTGAAGCCGTTCGTACCGCCGAAGAGGTGGGGCGGGGCGTATCATTTTCGCTAGGGGGTAACGGATGGCTACGCAGCCGGCGACCAATGTCACCACACTCAAGCCGGTCGCTGTCGAGGGTCCGGACGGATCGACGCCGGTCAAGAAGATCGACAGCAAGACGCTCCAGGCTCTCGGCATGGAGTTTGCCAAGCTGTTCAAGCAGTACGCGTCGGATCGCAAGCTGACCGAGCAGAAGTGGCTGCGTTCGCTCAGGCAGTATCTCGGTATTTACGATCCCGACATCGAGCGCGAGTTGGCGCCGAACCAGTCGCGCGCGTACCCGCGCATCACCCGGGTAAAGTGCATCAGCGTCCTGGCGCGGTTGATGAACCTGATGTTCCCCGGCGATGAGCGCAACTGGGAACTGCAGGCGAGCCCGAGCGCGGACATGGACCCGCAGGATGTCGCGCAGGCAGTGCAGAACCTGATCAAGAGCCGGCAGGCGGCGGGCTTGCAGACTCAGCCAAGCCAGGAGATTGTCGATGCGGCGATCCAGGACCTGGCCGAGCAGCGAGCGGACCAGTTGTCGAAGTTGATCGACGACCAGCTGCAGGAGCTCGGCGGTGACCAGACCGCGGACTATATCTCGCTCAATCGCCAGGTGTGCATGAGCGGTATTCGCTATGGTCTCGGGCTGTTGCGTGGGCCGTTCGTGCGCGAGGTCAAGAAGACCATGTGGGTGCCGGTCCAGAATGGCGGTTTTCAGCCCCAGGAGCGTACGCTCTACAAGCCGCAGTATGAGTTCCTGCCGGTGTGGGATTTCTACCCGGATATGAGCGGGCGGACCTTGCCTGGGGATGGGTATTTCCTGCGCATGGTCGTGTCGCGCTCCGAGCTGCGCAAGCTGGGCAAGCGTGAGGGCTTTCTCGAGGACCAGATCAAGAAGGTGATCAGCGCCGAGCCGCGAGGTAATTACCGGCCGGCGGAATACGAGACCGAGCTTCGCTCGATGGGTACGTCGCAGCAGGTCAACAGCATGCGTGACGAGCCTCAGGGCAAGTACGAGATCATCGTCTGGAACGGACCGATCACGGCGACCAAGCTCGAGCAGGTTGGCGCGGATGTGCCGGAAGACAATAGCGCCGACGACGTCGAGGCCGAGCTGTGGATGGTCGGCAACGAGGTGATCCGGGTTGATATCAACCCGTGGCGCAAGATGGGTCTTGAGGTCAAAACGATCCACCCGTTCGTGTTCGACGATGACGACACGACACCGGTGGGCACTGGCTTGCCGCAAGTGGTGCGCGATAGCCAGATGTCGGTCTGCGCGGCGACGCGCATGACGCTCGACAACGCGTCGGTGACTTGCGGGCCCAACCTCGAGGTTAACACTACCTTGATGAGCCCGGGACAGGACTTGGCGTCGATCGAGGCACGCAAGATCTGGTATCGCGATGATGATGCCCAGACGGCGCAGTTCCCGGCTATCCGGCCGGTTGAGATCCAGGGTCACCTGCAGGAGCTCCAGGGGTTGATCACCCTGTTCATGAGCTTTGCTGACATGGAGACCTTCGTTGGCCCGGCCACCGGTGGTGACATGGAGAAAATGCCGAGCGAGCCGATGCGAACCGCGGCTGGTGCCTCGATGCTACGCGGGGATGCGGCGCTGCCGTTCAAGGATATCGTACGCAATTACGACAGTTTTACGCAGTCGGTGATCCTCAGCCTGGTGCAGTTTAACCGCAAGTTTAACCCGGCGATCGCCCCTGCAGGTGACTACAATGTGATCGCGCGCGGCGCGACGAGCCTCATCGCCAAGGAGGTTCGCGGTATGCAGGTCGACATGCTGGCGCAGACGCTGAAGGACGAGGAGTGGGATCATATCGACCCGCGCAAATTCGTCGAAGCGCGCCTGCGCACGCGCGACCTCGACAACCTCCTGGTGTCGGAAAGCAAGGCGATCGAGAACCGCGATGCTCGTATGCAGGCGGCCCAGGCGCAGATGGCTGACCAGCGGCAGATGCTCGAGGCGACAGTTCGCCAGCTGCTCTCCGAGGCGTTCAAGAACATCACCCAGGGCCAGAAGAACGCGGCAGCGGCTGACGCGCAGACTGCTACGGCGGCCCTCAACATAATGAAGCATGGACTAGAGGATGATGAGACAGGCTCCCCCGCTAAGAAACAGTAAGCAGCGCATGTTCGAGCTTGTTGATGCGTTACGTAAGTCGCGGTCGACTGAGTACAGTATGATACGTGAATTGGTAGGGTTGTTGGCAGAAGATGCCAGAAAGCGTCTTGTGGATGCTAGTCAAACCGATATGCTACAGGTGCAAGGGGAAGCACGAGCATTAGCTAAGTTGTATCGGCAGCTTACAGAGACCCCACCGCAAGCGCAGGAGTAATATATGGCCAAAGAGCCAGTCGAAGACACCGCTTTCGAAGACGCGTTCAAGCAGTTTGCAGCTCCTGCCGACACCAAGGCAGAGGATAAAAGCGATGACGTGGCCAATGAGGCAGGCGATGATACTGGCGCTGCCGTCGACACCTCAGCCGATGGCGGAGCCGTTGATGACAAGCAGGCTGGCGCTGACGACGAGATTGCTGGCGACAAATCCGCTGGCGATGAAGGTTCAGATGGTGGAGCCGGCGATGGTGTCAGTTCGACTGACACCGGTGAACCGAAGCAAGACGATAAGGCCGCAGCAGATAACGCCGCGGATGATATCCTCCAGCGGCTGAGCTCGCTCATCAAGGAAGCGCCGGCTGAGGAAAAGAAGCAGGAAGCGCCAGGTGCGCAGCAAGAAGAGCTGCCACCGATTTACAGCGACGAAGAGAAGGAATTCCTCAAAACGTACGAGGCGGATTGGTCGGATGTCGCCAAAGGCGAAGCGTTGAAGCGTAAGGCCGAGTATCGCGAGATGATGCAGTACATGTTCAGCGAAGTGGCCAAGCATCTGACCCCGGTTGTCGATATGGTCAACGAATTGGCTACTCGTACTCACCTTGGTGATCTTCAGCAGCGAGTACCTGATTACAACGATCTTCGCGACAAAGTCGTCGATTGGGTCGAAACGCAACCAGTCTATTTACAGATTGGTATGAAAGAGGTTATGAAGTCAGGAACGGCTGATGAAGTCGCTGACTTGATCGAACGTTATCGCAAGGAAACCGGCCAAGCTGCGCCAGCAGTGACCGATACCAAGCGAGAAGACAAAGCTGAGCTGTCCGACACCGCCAAAAAAGCGGCGAAGGAGTTGGCCCCAGTCAGCACGAAGCGATCTGCAGTACCGCAGAACGACGACCCGAATGATTTCGATGCGGCGTTCGCGAAATTTGCAGGTGGCGCACGGTAGCTTTGTTTTAGGGGGGCTATACAATGCCGAATGTGACTACCTATGGCGATATCACGCCTGCCATCGCCGCGTACTCGGTCGTGCGGATGCTCGAGCGCGCAATGCCGTATCTCGTGTTCGAGAAGTTCGGCCAGACCTATCCTTTGCCGACGAACTCAACGCAGACGGCCAAGTTCCGGCGCTACTTCCTGAGCGGCGCCACGGGCTCGGCTGGTACCGGCTCTGGTGACTTCTTCATCCCGGTGGCCACCACGCCGCTGGTCGAGGGCGTTACTCCGTCCGGGTCGGTCCTCGCGAACCAGGATTACACCGTGACCTTGGCTCAGTACGGCGATTTCATCACCATCACTGATGTCGTGCAGGACACCCACACCGATCCGATCCTGCAGCAGGCGACCGAGGTTCTTGGTGAACAGGCTGCGCTGACGGTCGAGACGCTGCGGTTCAACGTCCTCAAGGCCGGCACCAACGTGTTCTACGCGAACAACGTCTCGGGGCGGTCTGACGTTATCACCGCGATCAGCCTGGCTGATCAACGTCGCGTGACGACTGCGCTCAGCCGGCAAAACGCCAAGAAGATCACCAGCATCGTGGCCTCGACCGCCGACTACAACACGAAGTCGGTTGAAGCTGCGTTCATGGCGGTCTGCCATCCGGACCTCGAGTCGGATATTCGCAGCATGACCGGCTTCAAGCCGGTGGCGGATTACGGCCCGCATACCACGCCGTTCGAGGGCGAGATCGGTTCAGTCGAGCAGGTCCGTTACCTGGCGACGACCGTAGCAGCTTCTTGGGAACACCAGGGTGCGGCAGTTGGTTCGAGCGGCCTTCGTTCGTCCGATGCCACCAATGTCGACGTTTATCCGGTGATCTTCTTCGCCAGAGACGCGTTCGGTATTGTCCCGCTCAAGGGCAAGTCGTCGATGACCCCGATGGTCGTCAACCCGAAGCCGGCCGCTGGTGACCCGCTCGCGCAGCGTGGCACCGTGGGCTGGAAGCTCTGGACGGCGACGGTGATCCTCCAGGAAGCCTTCATGGCTCGCCTTGAGGTGGGTGCGACCGAGTAATCGCGAGAGGGCCTGCGGGCCCTCTCCCTTTTGATTAGGGGGATTTGAAGATGGCTACCGATACCGCAACCACTCAGTCGTACAGCATCGTCAATATTGCTTGCGGCTCTTCGACCGGCGCCGGTGCCGCGATCGACGTCACGCTCGGCTTCAAGCCGCGGCATGTGCGCGTGTTCAACGAGACCGATGCCACCATGTGGGAGAAGTTCGCCGAACAGGCTGACGCCAACACGGCGAAAACTGTCACTGCCGGCGATCTCACCAAGGATACCGGCTCGGCAATCGTGCTGATGGGGGACCAAGGCGACTCGTACGCCGGCTTCGAGATGTCGGCCACTTTGGCCGCCAGCGGCAAAGCCCTGCATTGGATTGCCTTCGGCTAAGGGTTGGTCATGGGGGGACCGGGGGCAGGCGGAGCTTTCGAGCTCCGCCTGGTCGCCCAACAAGGAGATTTTAAATGGCTCGTAAGGCACTAGACACGACCTGCAATGAGTCTGAGGCGACGGTTCGTGGCAAGTTGAACGATATGTTCACCGAGCTGTACGCTGCCAGCAGCACGACGCCCAACCCGTCGGTAACTTCGCTGACCGCATCCGGGGCGATCTCGGGCGGGACTGTCACCTCGACCGGGCTGGCGACTGCTGGTAGCGCCAAGATCGACACCGGCACCAAGACGGCTTCGGCGACGGCCGGCGCGGCGACGCTCAACAAGAACGCCGGTGTAATCACCAGCGAGGCCCTGACGACTGCGGCCGGCGCGACTTATACGCTCACGCTGACCAACAGCACGATTGCTGCAGCTGACCAGGTGTTCGCGAGCGTCTGCTACGGTTCGGCGACAGCTGGCGAGCCTTGCGTCACGCGGGTAAAGCCCGGTTCTGGCTCGGCGACGATCGTCGTTCAGAACATTCACGCAGCCGATGCACTCGATGGCACCATCAAGATCGCGTTTGTGGTGTTCAAGAACTGAGGTGAGCCGTGAGCTGTGTGCGCATCGAACGGAATGGCAACGGCTACGAAGTTTCTGTCACTGATCCTGACATAGCCAAGAAGAACCAGGGGGACGGCCCGTGGACCGATCCGTGTGTCGAATATAATTTCGATACCTGGGATCAGGTAAAGACGTTCCTTGATAAAGTGGTCGACAAAGCACTCCCGGCGGATGAGTATAGCCGGGCATTTGATAAAGCAGCGAAGGAGACTCTTGGTGGCAAATCGTAAGGCTAAGGCAGCAGCAGTGGCTACTGAACCCACGGAGAACATTGAAGTAATCGAAGATGCTGGTGACGACACGCTGGAGCTCAACAGCACCCCGCTCGATGAAAGCCATCTACAGCGTGTGGCTGCGCCGAAGGAATACACCGGCACCATGACCAAGAAGGAGCAGAAGGCCATCGGGATGCCGAAGACCACCAGGATCATCCTGGAGGAAAACGAGAATATTCCACCCACCGGCCTGTTTCTCGGTCACAATGGCCGTAACTACATGATCGTTACAGGTGAGCCGGTCGATGTGCCGAATTTCCTCATCGATATCCTGGACAATGCGATCATGTCGCAGCCAGTTGTCGATCAGAGAACACAGAAGGTTATTGGCTATCGCGATCGCATGAGGTATCCCTACCGACGCGTGTAGCGTATGAGGGGGGAATATGAACCTCAGCGATTTGCTGGAGGAATTGAGGTTCAACATCCTCAACGACCGGACTACTCGTGTCTCCGGTTCTTCCGACTACTTGTGGACTGATGCAACGTTGGTTCGTTATATCGACGAAGCGCAGCGGCGTTTTGCTGTCCAGGGTCTGGTAATTCGCGACAGCACTACAACCGAGGTAACCGATATTGCTTTGGTCGCAGGGCAGATAGTTTATCCGGTGCACGAGTCGGTGATCGCTGTACTGTCGGCGCGGCGGTCGACTGATGATGCTGATCTGCGGCGTGTCGGCCACGCGATCCTCGGGGCATATCGCCCGCCCAGTGAGACCTGGGTTGATCCTTCGAATTATAACAGCCTGCCGCCGGGCCCACCGCTTGCGTACTCGACCGATGAGAGCATGGCTGAGGATGATGGTGGCAGCATGGGGGCGGTCAACCTTCGGGTATACCCTACACCTAGTGCGGCAGAGGCCGGTAGCATCATCAAGATGCGTGTAGTGCGCAAGCCGCTCGAGCGCTTCGTGGAGACTAACCTTGGGGCGGTACCCGAGATCCCCGAGGAACATCATCTCGAGATGCTCGACTGGGCGGCGTATTTGGCGCTGCGCATCGTGGACGACGACGCCGGCTCGCCCAAGCGTGCGACTGATTTTCGAGCATCGTTCGAAGACCATGTAAGGCGAGCTCGCACGACGGCAGTTCGCAAGTTGTTCGCGCCGATACCGTGGGGGTTCGGTCGAAATGGGTTCAGCTGGGAGCACTGAGATGCCTGACAAGAAGCAGCCGCAGTATCCGATCCGACTGGATATCGGCGCCCCCGGGGCAGCCAAGGCGCTTCCTGCGCGTGCGCAGGGGCGTACGGCCGCGGATATGATCCAGACTGCTGCCAATCGTGCGGCCTTGGATGGGTTTCACGCGTTTTTGCTCACGCACGGGATGGGGCCGATGCTGCAGGCCGGGCTTGGTATCCCGGCGATGTTCGCCAGCCGCATGCAGGCAAGTGGGGGCCAGATGCCGCCTAAGCTGGCGCAGAAGGCGGCGGATACGTCGCAGGCCGTGCCGGTGGCCGTTCCTGACCCCACGGTGGCCACGCCGTTGCTGCAGGGTATCCACGAGCTTTTCCCGGGCATGAAGCAGATCAGCCTGGGCCAGTTGGCCGCTCTTAGCGGGGCGTTCGGCAATACGCTCCCTGCACTGGCGAAGCAGCCGGTGAACGAGAAGGACAGAGCTGGGGCTGTTTATCAGGACCTCATTACCAACCAGTACAACCAGGAGGTGGCCGCGGCGCGGGCGAACCCAGATCCCACAGCGAGCGCAACCCAGGAAGCGACTGCGTACGAGAAGTACCTCAAGCAGTTGTCCTCGCTGGCTATTCCGAACTCGGTTGCTGCTTTGGCCGACTAGATGCCGATCCAACCACTCTCGCCTAGTCCAGAGGCACTCAGCGTTTTAAGTGCTGGGGATCCTAGCGCTCGGCCATCGCTGGGCGGACTACTCGAGTCGTCGGCGATCAATACGTACGGCGCGCTGAGGTATGGCTTGCCGTACGCTATCGAGAAGACGGTTGGTACAGCGACCCCGGAAGACGACAAGTACTATCAGGCATGGCTCGATTACGAGAACCAGAAGGCGCAACAGGCCGCGCCGCAGGGGCCGGCGACACCGGCTGATCTATTCGGCGGCAAGGTTGGTATCGGTCGGTTCCTGGAAGAGAATATTGCGTATGGTGTGCCGATGATCGCCGGTACGATCGCTGGCGGTCTAGCCGGCGGCGCAGTTGGCGGTCCTGTCGGCGGGTTTGTTGGGTCAACAGGCGCCACAGCAGCCATGTTTGGCGGCATGAACGTCCAGCGGGCGGTGCAGGATAACGGTACCCTGTCTCAAGCCGCGGCTGAACGTAGCTTGATGGTTTCACCGTTGCAGGCCATTCCTGAAGTCGCGCTCGGGCACTTCATACCTGGCCTGGGTCGAGCTCTGGGCGTAGGCGCTGCCGAGGAAACAGGTAATGTTCTCGCGCGTGTGGCTAAGTCGGCTATCAAGGGCGCGGCGGTAGGCGCTACTGCGATGGCGGTTCAGGAAGCCGGCCAACGCTATGCTGCAGGTGAACCGCTCGATGGGCGCGAAGCGGCGAGTGACCTTGTGTCGGCGTTTGCCACCGGTGGCATCCTGGGTGGTACGCTCTCGGCGTTTGGCGGCCTTCGTCGAGGTAAGCTTAAAACAGCTGATCCGAACACGATTTCGAACGACGACCTCAACAAGATCACAGCCGAGCCGCTCCAGGTGCAGCCTGCCGGGTTGCTGACCGGACCTGGTGATACCGGTCACGGCACCATGTTTACTGATGCTAGCGGGCGTACGTTTGAAGGGGTCGGCGGTAAAGCTACACAGTCCCAAACAGCATTTGCGTTCGACGCGAACACGCCTGAGGGCCAGACAGTATACCCGTACACTGTTGAGCCTGGCGCCATTGCGATGTCTTCGCGATCGGACCACGGCCCTGCGCCTGAGATCCCGGGGTCGCCGCTTCTTGAACAGTCTCCGACGTTATTTGGGCGTGAGGGTGGCCCTGCGTCGACAAAGCTCCAGGATGTCGCGCCAGATGTTCGCCAGTTCCTGCAGAAGCAGCCTACAGGTGATTTGCTGACGGCGGCGGATAAACTTGCCCAGGTTGAGAGCCCGACGCCATCGCACCAGCTTATGTTGGGGGCGATCCAGGAAGAGCTGCAGTCGCGTGAAACTGCCAACAGGCCGCAACTGGCACCACCCGCTGAGGGTGAGCCTGTGGCGTTTAGCAATACGGCCGGTGAGACGGCCGCTACGAGCCCTGAGGCGCGTGTGGCGGCGTTGCTGCGCGATCAGCCTAGTGGTGACCTCAAGGTTGCACTCGAGCGTGCCCAGTCGACCGATAACAAGCCTATGGTCGAGGCGCTACAGCGTGAGCTTAACCGGCGCGATGTCGAAGAACCTAATTTCGAGACGAAGCTCGAGCGGGCCAAGAAGGGGCTTCGCGGTGGGTTTGTGCAGAAGGTGGAGGCGGCGAATGAGGAAGACCTGCTTCACAAGGTCTATAATCAGATTTTCGTTGAGCAGGATACCCGCAAAAACACCCAGAAGTTTGCCCAGCGGCTTGGCATTCTCGATGAGAACTTACAGCCGACCGACCTGGCCCGGCAGATTGAAACACGTCAGGCACAAGCAGCTGAAGAGCGAGGTGTCAGCGTAACTGACACTAAACCGACGGTGGCCGAGACTTTCGCGAATTTGCCGGCCGACGCCAGGAAGATGCAGCTAGGGCTGATGAAGGATGAGGATCGGGCTCAGCTTGAGACTCAGCTCATGCAGGATCTCGGTCGTTCGCCTGTTCAGGACGAGGCCCAGCGCGCGGCAGCAGGAGCTACCCCCAAAGAGCCCATCGAACGTAAGCAGGTTGCTCGTGACACCAAGCTTGAGCGGGCTGGTATCGAGATGGGTCTGCTGGATGAGAAGACGAAGGAGCTTACGCCAAAAGGTCAGCAGGCTGCGCTACGCATTCCTGTGCCCACCGAGGACGTCATCAACGCGGCTCGTGAGCAGGGTTTCGAGGGCGCTCGAGCCGCCATGTTCGAGCGTGGTGCGACTGGTACGCCGGTAGATCGCTTCGACTCGTTGTCGGATGCTGCAGCGTATCTCGCTGGGCGGCGCTGGAAGGTGCCAGAAACAGCGGATACGGAGACCACACGCAATATCTTGTATGGCGAGAACCAGGAGGCTCGAAAGCTCAAGCGCAAGGAGCTTGAGGTAGGTCGTGAGCGTAGTGCTACCGTCCTGCCGAAGACCGAAGCCGAGAAAGTTGAGCGTGGGCGGGTAGAGTCGCTTACTCCTGAGCAGGAGCGTGAGCAGCGGTTCCACGAGGCGATCGACCAGCTTAACCTACCGGCCGGCAAGGATATCGAGCGCAAAACATTGCATGATATGGTGCGTTCGGGCGCTACTAACGCCGAGCTCGACGCCGCGGCCAAGAAGGTCCAGCAAGGTGGCACGCTGTTTGTGCAGCCGGAGCAGTCAAAGAACACGTACAAAGGTGAGAAGGTTTCGCGCGGGCAACCGCGCACGAGTCAGTTTGCTCGAGCTGCAGATGTTGAAGAACAGCTAACAAAGGCTGGCCAGCGAGCAGAGACCGCTAGGCTTACACGTGAATTCCTGGTGCGTGAGCAGTTGCGGGCAGCCCACGATAGCGGCGACATCGATCGCGTTACTTTCATGAAGGCAGTTCAGGCGCTCGAGCATGGTGATGTCAATGCTGCGCTAGGTGCCCTTCCTGGCTGGGAAACGCAGCTGCACTCGGATATGGGCCGAGACATTGGCGATATATTTACTAACGCCAAATCGGCGAGTGAGATCGAGACTGCGGTACAGGGTAAAAAAGCAGAGGATGTTGTTAAGTACCTAACTGATATCGCGCCTAATGAGCAGCAGCGGACACTGATGCAATCTGTGGCGCGCGTCATGGCGCAATTGAAGGCAACCGGTGTTAAGATCGAGTTTCGCGTGCTGCAAGACGGCAGCTCGGGTGGCTTTGGTAATTGGGGACCTAACACACGTGGTCTGACGCGGTGGAGCCCCAAACTCCAGCGTTACCAAGTCCTTGTGGCCGGTAAAGACTTTGGGCCGGTGGTAGGTACTGACTACCAGACGATCGCGCACGAATTCACTCATGTGGCGACGATGGCCGCATACGCTGATATGGAGCGACGCGGCTTTCCAGATACTGATGCAGGTAACGCGGCTAGAGAACTCAAGGAGTTACACGATGCTCTTATCGCGCATGTTCAAAATTTAAAACGCGCTGGTGAGCTAAGTCCAATCGAGAAATATTTGTTCGACAATGGCACGAATATCCTGGCTGATCCTCAGGAACTGATCGCGTGGGGTAACACCAATGGTGTGTTCCAGCGATATCTCGACAGCATCGATGTCAGCCCGGAGAAAACGTTCTGGGGTAAGTTCGTCGATATTATTCGGCGGCTGCTTAGGTTACCGGACAGAAGTGTGGGCGCGCTCGAGGTAGTGCTGAAGCACACGCAGACTCTGATGGATATTGGTGAAGGCGGTCATGTTGAGGCTCAACGCGAGCTAGCCAAGCCGCTGACCGTAGCGCGTGTGGACGGTATCGCGCGCGAGTCGGTGGACTGGGTGGTGAAAGCCGCCGATAAGATCCTCGAACGCGGGGTGACACCACGTAATGCGTCGAAGTTCCTTGGGTGGATGAGCTTGCACCATATCTCGGAGCAGTACGGCAAGTTGCTGCCGTCTGCTCGAGATGTAGAGGCCGCGCACTTCGAGCGCGAGGCGGTCCAGACACGCTTTGCTCAGCTGGTCATACCACTTGAGGCTCGGCGCACCGAGATGATCGGCAAGTTTCCCGTGCTGGGCAAATCGCTTGACCAGCTCATGGCGGCTACTGAGTTCCAGATCGACCCTACGCGCACCTGGGATAAGCAAACTCATCTGCACAATTTGCCTAACGCCAAGGAACTCGAGGAGCTGACGCGCAAGAGCAACCAGTGGTATGGGAACCTGGTTCGTGCTGGGTACGGTGACCTGTACGACAACATGCGGCGAATTAACGAAGCAAACAACTTCGCGTCGTTGTCGATGTTGCTGCATAATCTGGTCTCAGTCAGCCCGGAGCTTTCTCGTGGCATCGCCGGGTCAGACGTCAACCCGGTGGACGCGTTCCGCGAGAACGAGGCGCTGCACGGTAACCCTGAAGCGGCGCACGCTTATTGGCAACGGACGCTCAACGATCGTGTGGCGGAGACCAACAAGTACATCAATCAGCTGCGTGGCGAGGCCATGGGCGATCGCAAGCAAATGGCCGCGGTTGATAATATGCTGTCGCCAGTTGAGCAGATGATGGTTGCTGTGCGTGAGCATATGGCCGCGATGCAGCGAGCACCGTATTTCCACCTTGGCCGCTTTGGCGATCACTTTGTATCGTTCGAGATCAAGAAGAAGGGTAACTTGGTCGATAAGGATGCGCTTAATAAAGTCGCTGACGCGCTAGAGGCGGCTGGGCATAGTGACATCAGCATTTCGCGCGAGAGCACTCAGTCGAATGTGTACATTCGTACGCCTTCGGCGACGTCACGCGAGGCGATTAAGAAGCTGGCGCTAGAGCTCAAGAAGCAAGGCTTGCTGGAGCCGGACACCAAGATCCTTGGTGGTTTGAGGGCGTCGTCCGCCAACGTTGAGCGTGGAGCCAACGCAGACTCGTTGAACAAGTTGGTGCGGGCGATCGAGGCCAGTCCGATCTTCCAGGTCACAGATGACATGACCAAGGAGGAAAAGGCCGACATTAACTACCGACTTGAGCAGACGAAAGCGACGATGCGTGAGATCTGGCTAGACTCGTTGCCTGATACCTCGATGGCGAAGGTCATGACCCGGCGTAACGCGGTGCTGGGTTATTCGCGCGATATGTTCCGGGCTTATGCTTTTCGGGCCCAGATCAGCGCTAAGTCTCTGGCGAACTTGGCAGCCACGCCAAAGTTCAACGACGCGTTCGTGCGCATGCGTGCGGCTGTGAACCAATCGCTGGATGTAGAAGACCCGCTGCATGCGAATAGCGACTTGATGCACCAGGTATACAAGGAGCTGACGAAGCGTGAGTCGCAGCAGGCCGAGATCCTGAACACCAGTTTTGCTGATAAACTGCGCGCCGTGACCCATGGCTGGATGCTCGGGTTGTCGCCAGCGTATTTCCTGATCAACTTGTCGCAGCTTGGTGTCCTGTTGTGGCCTGAGCTCGGTGCTAGGCATGGTTTCGTGGAGTCGGCGAAAGCAGTCGCTCGAGTTACTCCGATAGCGCTCAAGATCCTGCGGGCTCAAGCAGCCGAGAGCCACGAGAATGGTGGGTTGTTGCGTGCCAGTGATGTCATCATCACGATGGATAGTCTCAAGCGTGCTGAGCTTACTGACGAGGAAGCGCGGTTTGCCATGAACGTCATCTCGAGAGCCAAGGTGACGCTAGGTAGCGATGCGCGTGAGCTTGGCCAATTGGCCGAGCCAAGTGGCAATAAGGCGCTCGACAACACGCTTAAGGTAGGTGCCTCGTTCGGTCTCTACTCGGAGACGTTCAACCGCCTGGTTTCGGCGTTTGCGGCGCGTGAGCTCTACAAGGACGGCAAGGTCAAAAACCAATCGGTCGAGGATTATGCCAGCTACATCATCGACGAGACGATGCTCAACTACTCGAAGGCAAACACTGCCAGGATGCTAGGCAAGCGTGGTTTCCTGGGGCCAGCCACACCGTTGATTACCCAGTTCATGCAGTACAACGTGCAGGCGCTCGAGAAGCTTTACCGTGAATTCCACAAGGCGATCTCGAAGACAGCCAGTCCGGAGGAGATGGCCCAGGCGCGCAGGTTCCTGGCTGGCCATGCAGTGGCGGTAATGGCTTTAGCTGGGACGATGGGGTTGCCGTTCGCTAACGTGGTGGCTTCGGTGATCGACCGGATTGTCGACCTGTTCGACGGTGATGACGAACCGTTCGATGTACTGGCAGCGTCGCGCAATTGGATGGCAGATAACTTCGGTCCGGGCGTGGCTGAGGTGATCTCGCGCGGGGGCCCGCGGGCACTGGGCTTCGATATGTCGCAACGCGCTGGCGAGCAGGATATGATCCCGTTCAGCCGGTTCCTCACTGACCGTCGCAACTGGAAGGATAAGCTGGACAACCAACTTGGCCAGTCGCTGGGCCCCAGCGGTAGTGTCCTCTCAAACGTGGTCGAGGGTGCTGGGCGCGTTCTGGATGGTGATATGGGTGGTCTGGCTCAGGCCCTGCCTACGTTCCTGCGCAATCCGGTTCAGATCTACCAAATGACCCAGAAGGGCTATCAGGACTCGCATGGTAATGTGCTGCCGATGACCCCACGCGCATCGGCGTACCTGTCGCAGGCGATCGGGTTCACCCCGGCGCAAAAGGCCGAGTATTCTGAAGCGCGCAACGAGCAGCTAACGCGCAAGGGGCTGATCGTTCGTCGGGCGAGCGTGCTGCGCAACCAGATTGCTGACGCGATCCTGTCGGGTGATACCGAGTCTGCGCGGCGGTACATCGCCGAAGCCCAGAACTTCGATAGCAAGAACCCGGGCTTTGAGGTATTACCTGACATCGACAACGCAATTCGTCGCCGTGTTCGTAGTCAAGCACTGGCCAAGGCGACGAACACACCAGCGGGTATTTCGCCCAAGGATATTGTTGGTCAGTCGATGACCAGGTATGCGAACGTGAACTAGGGGGGCAGTGATGGCGACTTTCAACAAGCTCGACGGTTTTGTTGAGCATGTGGCCGAGAAGGTCCACAACCTGGGTGCAGATCAACTTGCGGTGGCACTGAGCAACACGGCGCCGGGGTCGGAGTCGTCACCGCCGACGTTGCTGACGGCGAACTGCATCCTCGCGAATGTCACGCAGGTCAGCTACACGAACCTGTCCTCGCGCAATCTCACCACATCGGCTTCGGCGCAGAGTGGCGGGACTTATGCGCTCTCGGTCAACGATCTCGTGCTGACGTCCAGTGGTGGCAGCACAGGGCCGTTTCGGTATGTCTACATCTACAACGACACGCCGACGTCGCCGGCCGATCCCCTGATTGGCTATTACGATTACGGCTCGAGCATCACGCTCGGCGATGGTGAGACCCTGACGCTCGACTTCGGGACGAACCTGCTAACGATCGCGTAAGCCGATGGCGCTCTTTGCTAACGGGAGCATCGCGGATTTCGCAGTAGGTGAGACCGCTCTACCGCTCCACAAGCCTGGGGCGCAGAGCTTCAACGAGTCTCTTGGCGATGCGATCCTGGGTGACCCGGTTTTGCCGGAAGGCGCGCCCGGGTATACCCTTACGTTAGCTGAAGGTGATTTCGTCCTCACCGGGGCGGCGGTGGCGCTTAAGGTGGGGCGGTATGCTGCGCCCGCAGCTGGGGTGTTTACTCTTACAGGCACGAATACCACCCTGAGCAAGGGTGTGCTCGTGTCGCTTACGGCTGGCTCGTTCACGCTGACCGGCTCGACGATGTCGCTCAAGGCCGGGCGGTATAGCGCACCTGCGGCTGGATCCTTTGCTTTGAGCGGTGTTGATGCTGGGCTCAACAAGGGGGTTATCCTTGCTGCGACAGCCGGTAGTTACGTGCTGGCCGGCTCGGGCGCGAGTTTATCGGCAGCAAGATACCTATCGCCAGGCGCCGGTGGTTTTGTGCTCTCTGGTGGGTCGGTAGGGTTCGGTGGTGCTTTCGCTGCCGGTACAGGGGCCTTCACTTTCACTGGAGTGTCAGCGAGCCTGACACTGGCGCGTCAGCTCGTTACTGATACCGGTGCGTTTAGTTTGACTGGTGTCGACGCGGGGCTCCTGGCTGCGCGCTATCTTGCTGAGACTGAGGCCGATTACATCCTCACCGGTCAAACCACCACAATCGGTGTAGGACATTTTCTTGGCGCCGACCAAGGGGACTTCATACTCGATGCTGAAGATCTGATCCTTGTTAGCGAAGGACACCTGGGGCTGCAGAAGGGCACGTTTGTTTTGGGGCGGCCATCAGCGCGGCTAATTTATGGGTTCCGCGTTTCGGCTCAGACAGGCGTGTACAGTCTCAGCGCCAGCGATGCCGGTGAGCGGGTGGCGCGCCTGTTAGCAGCTGGCCGTGGTGAGTATTGGCTTAATCCCGAAGGTACGCACCTAGTCGTTACGACATTGCCGGAAGTAGTGCACCCGCGGCGGATTGTGCTTGAGGCGGCAAGTCGGCGATTTTCAGCAGGGTTTAACGACGCACGTATAGTCGTAGTGAGCGTGCACGATCGAAAGTTCGTAGTGCCGGCAGCGCCTACGCGTGTTATTGCAGTTCCAGCACAAATTCGTAAAGTTACGGCGCCGGCTGAAATTCGCGATCTCGCGGCATAGGGGGTATGCATGGACGCGTGGCCAGTAAAAGATCCTGACGAGGTGCTGGACTACCAGTTCGACTGGGCGACGCATCGGCTCGAGGCGGGCGAAACCATCAGTTCGTCGACGTTCTCGAAGACCGGCTCGATCACGCTTGGCGCTACGAGCGATGCCTCAGGTATAACCACCGTGTGGATTTCAGGGGGTACAGCTGGGGAAGCCTGCGTGGTGACTAATCAGGTCGTGACGAGTGCTGGACGTACGTACGAGGCGTCAGCCAAGCTTCGCATACGCAACACGGATGGTAGCGACTAATGGCGCTTATCTGGAAAGATCGAGTTGCTGAGACCTCGACGTCGACTGGTACCGGCGATTTCACGCTGGCGGGTGCGATCTTAGGTTACCAGGCTTTTTCGGCGGTCTGCTCGACTAACGATACTGTGTACTACACGATCGTGTCGGTTGACTCGAACGGTATCCCTAACGGCGACTGGGAGGTCGGGCTGGGGACTTACTCGGCGGCCAATACGCTCACCCGGACAACGGTACTGTCGTCGAGCAACTCGGGGAGCGCTGTCAGCTTTTCCGCCGGGATAAAACGTGTGGTGGCTGTGCTGCCAGCTGACCAGATCAACAAGTCACTCTCGCCTGTCCTTATCGCCAGTCACACATTCAACGGCTCAGAGTCCAGCTGGGATAGCGGGACATTACGTACCGGGTTCTCGGCGCTTCGTCTCGAGATCTACGCTCGTAGTGCCAAGGTAGCAGGGACTGATGTGTGCGCGCTTACTGTCAACAGCGATACTGGCGCGACGAATTACATCTACATTCGTCAAAGCAAGGCCGGTACTAACTCCCCAGGAGGGTCGTCAACCACAGGAGCTGCATCGTGGCAGGTGACGCTGCCGGGTGCCAACGCGACGGCTAGTATCTTTGGTAACTATATAGCAACGTTCCTCGGGCACGAGACGACAACCGGCTATAAGACGAGTGTGAGCCAGGCGTCGTACCACGACGGCACGAACTACACGGCGCAAACAGGGTCGGAGTGGTGGAAAAGCACTTCAGCTATCACATCGATCCAGCTGGTTACATCGGCTGGTGATAACCTGGTAAGTGGGTCAACGATTAAAGTATTGGGGATTATCTGATGGCTCTGGTCTGGAAAGATAAGGTCGCCGAGACGTCGACAACTACCGGTACCGGTGCTTTTACGCTAGCAGGGGCGCTTACGGGTTACCGCACGTTCGGATCAGTGTGTTCCACTAACGATACAGTCTACTACTCAATCACTGCGGTTGATGCGAACGGTGTGCCGTCTGGTGAATGGGAGACTGGTTTCGGTACCTACTCGGGTGCGAATACGTTGACCCGCACCACAGTGCTGGACTCAAGCAACAGTGGGGCAGCGGTGAGCTTTTCGGCCGGGACGAAGCGGG